TGGTTTCATTCTCTCTTCAAAGTCCTTGATAGGATCATAGTCATCTGGATACTTCAGATTACTGTTCCAAGCAAAGTGTTGGCCACGATAACTTTCATCCCACCAGAAGTGAGCATACGTATCAACCTCGTGATTTTGAGTTAGATTATCAAAGTTCATTCGATCAATGAACCTTGGTTGACCAGCAAAACACAATGCAATTTTCATCAGAATCTCGGTAATGTAATTTGAATTGGTTGCCCCTGAATTCCAATACCAAATGTATCCAGCATTTTACGATGCATTAATTCGTGACACCAGGCACCAGTTTCATTCATACACTTTTCAAGCATGAGTTGCCAAACTGGAAAGACACTCATAAAGACATCCATTTGTTTTGATCCACCAAAATCAAACCAATCATTAACCATACCATCTGGTTGATTTTGCAAATTAGAATAATGAACAATTTCTGGATCAAGCATTTCAAATGGAATCTTAGTGTGTAAAACTGTGTCTGTTCTACATCTAACAACCCAATCGTATTTAAAGTCATGAGCATATTCATACTCTTTCTTTAACTTATTAACTTCATTCAAACTATAAAAGTATGAAAGACAATTATTGATAGTTCTAGATTTAAACAGTTCTGGTTCTGGATCATTCAGAGATCCATACCAATATCTTTCTAAGGATTGCTGAAAAGGAACTTTTGAATCGATAAAAGTTTTGCTCTTCTCAATACTATAACATACTGGTTTATAAATTTCCAACGCTTTCTCAACAGCATTAGATGCAATTCTTTGACTTGGCCATTCGCCGCCAAACTTATAAGGTTCAGTTTGAAGTTTTTCATCAAACCAGAAGTGAATGAACGTATCTACGTCATATCCTTCACATACATTTTTTAGAATATTTGGTGCAACTTCATCAATAAATCTTGGTTGCCCAGAAAGGCATAATGCTATTTTCATTTTAATTGTAAAGCAACTTTTTTAACGAGTGACTCAATGTCAGTATTTGGTTCCCAACCCAAAATATCTTTGGCTTTTTGCCAAGAACCCTTAGAGTATCTAGTCGTTTCTTTGGCAACGATTTCTTTGTTTAGAGGATATTGACCTTCGAACATTTTTGGATAACGACTCCAAAGTTCTTGTGCTGGTTTGTGTTCAAGTCCAAGATGTTGACATTCAAGTGCTTCTGCAACCCAAGTAGAAAGTTGATTGACACTTACGGTCACACCAGTGCAAACATTAAAAACATCATTAGGTTGTTTCTGCAAACAAAGTTCCAGCATAGAAACAACATCATTTACCCAAATAAAATCTCTAACCTGCTCACCATCTCCACTCAAAACAGGAGCAATTCCTTTTTTCAACTCTCTTACTACAAAGTTTAAGAGTGGTGGATTAGGACGAGTTTGATCTCCATCTGGACCAAACACATTAAAGAATCGAAGAACTGTAATCTTACTGCCGTAATTTTCACGATAAGACTCAATCAGATCTTCTGCCATCTTTTTGGATAGAGAATAATATAACCGAGGATTGACTTCTAGATCTTCGGTAAAAATATCCGCATCTGTGTTTTCATAAACAGCACTTGTGCTGGCAAAAATAACATGAGGAATATTATACTTCCTTGCAAACTCTAAAACATTTGCAGTTCCCGAAACATTAATACGGAGTGTTTCCAAGGGATTGCTTTCACAATCAGGCAGAGAAGTAATAGCAGCAAGATGGATGATAGCATCGTATTTCATTCCACACCATTCATACAAAGCCTCAGTTGTAATATCAACGTGGAAAAATGGCGCGATAAAGTTTCCATTGACTGTTAAGTTAGAAACATATCCATTTCTAAGGTTATCACAAAGAACCAATTCATGACCTTTTTCGATTAAAAGTTTTGAAAGACCAGAACCAATCTGCCCAGCAGCTCCCGTAATCATTATTTTCATTTCAAAAATTCCTTCAAATTATTTTGATTCCTTGGAATATTTATTGCCACACAGGATGGATACGGATTACTCTTGGCAAAATCATTGATGATAACCCTCTGGCAGTGCGGAAGGTTCATCACAATTTCATCATAAGGTATACCTTTTTCTTCTAACTCTTTAATTGTGGTATTGCGATATCTTTCTGGTCTACTTGTAGTCAAGACAATTTTAACTTTACCTGTTGAATAAAGTTCTTTTAGCACTTCAATATTATCTTCCAGAGATTCTCCTGATCCAATATATGGAGGAAACTGATGAGAAGAATTAGTAACCAGTGTTCCATCAATATCTACAAATAAACATTTATATTGAGACTTATATTTGTTCCAAGCGTCCAAGGTTCCCCAGTCTTTAAAGTTAGAAGTTTTGAGTCCAATAAATTTTGATCCAGATAACATCATTTGAAAAATCACGTCACTTACATAGCATTCATCTCTACTGCTATAAATCTGCGAATAAGTTTCAACAAATTCTCTGGCGTTAGCAAATCCATATCCACCAGAGGAAAATGTAGAGCTAATGACACGTTTTTCTACGATATTTGTAAGAACTCCATTAATATCAAGTTGAATGTAACTCTTTGATCTTGCATTGATATCATCCATATCGTTTAGATCAAAATATGCAACCTGATTGTCTTCACTATAAATTTTACATTCATAGTATCCATCAGAATCTTTGATAAAGACAAATCCTTCAATATTCTTTTTTTCAATCAATTTGCAAACCGTTTCCGACTGGGAAGATGTTTGCTCGTGCAGAAATACAATTTCAGATTTATCTTTGATCCCATACATATCAAGTTCCTCTAAGAATCCAGACTCAAACTTATACTTAGTCTGATGTTCTTGAAGAGCAACAAAATATATTTTATCAAAAAATTCTAAGTTTAATCCTAGAATAGAAGCAATCCCCATGAATGTATTTGTCATTGGATGAGATAGCATCCATTTCGGTCGAAGATTCGGATACCTACTCGAACGTCCCGCCATAGGAACAATTAAAGTTTTCATATAAACTAGAATTTTTCAGCATTTTTGTAATTATAATTCTTTGACTTGGGTCAGTCAAGTAAGGATCTAAACGCAAAGTATTCAAAACGTCCAGAACCTCAAATTCCAAAGTATGAATGTATTCCGAATATCTATTCTCAATTTTTTTCCAAAGATAAGAATATATTGTTTTTACTCTTAAACTTTCTATTTTTTGAATATTTAAACTCCAACCATAGTACAAATCTTGTTTAAGTTTTACTAGATCGGAAAGAAAAGTATCTATAAAACAATCCAAGAAATCAATAAAATAAAGTCTACTTGGATGAAAAATGATATTTGTAAAAGTTAGATCTCCATGACAAAAAGTTTGTGGAATATTCAACTCATTCTTTACTACCAAATCTTCTATAAAGAGAAGATCTTGCTTGTGACTTGTAATGTCATATAAAGACTTTATCTTTTTAAGAATCTTTTCTCTTGATACTTTCGACTTGTATTCTTTCTTCGTTTCAATTAAAAAATCAAAGTATGAGAATAAAGAAGTTAGGACAAAGTTTATATCATTCAAATTAGACACGGAAAAATATTCAAAAAAAGAATATCCAGACACATACTCCATATCAAAAAAGTATAGATCTTCTTGATGAACATTTAAAACTTTGGGAGCTTGTATATTCTTGAATATCTGATTTGAAAATAATTTTTGCTTGTTGATTTGAAGATTTAATCTTAAATTATAATCTTTTGATGAAGAGTACTTTCTAAGAATATCTGGTTCAATTAACTCCAATTTACAACCAGACAATCCAGTGTCTAGTCTTTTCATTGCTGATATTTTGAATTATCTTTTGCTAAATGAACAATCTTTGGATCAAAATTACAATACTGAGTAAAAACTTCTGGATATGCATATGATGGTCCAAGAACATGAACGTCTTCTCTTCTCTCGGCAAAGAATTTGTTCATTTGACTCTCATCATGCCATTGAGCAATTACATCATTATCAAGATCCACCTTTGTTCTGCGATGGAGTTCTTCGATCATTTCAATCACATATGGCACTCTACCGCCCCACAGACACCCCTGGAAGTACACTGAGGTGTCATCCCCCTCATCGATGCCTGCTGTCGATTCTCTGCGTGTCTCAAAGGCACCTGGGAATCTGTCATGAGGTGGCATTTGCATGAAGTGGCAAGGGTGTTGGACACCAATATATTTTTTATCTGTAAATAATTCTTCTACTGTTACTTCACTCGTTACAAGTGTATCTGCATCAAGGAATAAAACATAATCAAAATCTACAAGAGCATTCTTTGCTTTAAGAATTGTCTCAAAACGAAGTAAAGTTATATAAGGCCAAGGTAAATGTTCCTGTTTAAATGCATAAACATTGTCGGGAACACCTTTCATTACACCATCAGTAAATACAAAATATTTTTTTTCTACGTCAGGAACTAATTTTTCCTCACATGCTTGATGCCAAGAGGGAAGAAAATTAATATATTCACCAGTGCCAATAAAAATAATTGCCAGATTCATTTTTTAAATACCAAGTGAGCTATTGGCCAATCGTATTTATACCACAAATCTCTGTGTGGGAAATTTTCTACAAAATTTTCTGCATCTCTCCTCTGAATAGAGTATTGCAAATCCTCTTCGGTGAGGTATCTATTTAAATTACTATCCATGAGTCTGAATAAAGATCTACAATGTTTAAGTGTTGATTATTTAACCCGAACCATTTTTTAGGAGCAATGGTTTTTTGACTTTGCGCTAACCAAGCACCCCACCAACTAAAGGTGCTGTTTGCAATAATATGTTCAGAGCACAAAGTCATTAGGCACAAATCGACATAACTACTATTTCCTTCTGACACCATAAACCTGTCCGAAGAAAACAAAGACTGTTGCTTGCACCATTCAGAATCATCAGAAAAAATGATCACAGATGCATCATCAGAAAACTCAGATAGTGCTTTTTCATAATAGTCTAATCCAAGAGGTGTATGATTGCAAGAATTAATAAGATAATCAGTGCGTCTAATATGTAAAGAAACAATCGTTGGATCAACACTATCAGTGTAGAAAACTCCCATCATTTCTTGACAGGGATCAAGTATTTCTTTTTTAAAGGTAAAATCTTTTCTGATAAGATCTTCTACATTTTTAAAATACTTTTCAGTCTGAAAGAATCCATAGAGACTTACCCAATCTGGACACTCGTTGAAAAGTTTTTCGTTAAATTCAAAAGTACCTTCATGAACGACAGGACGACCTGGATCAATAGTTTGCAGATTCAAGTTTGTGATACTACTCATCTCAAAACAATCAAAAAGTTCTGTTCTGAGCATGTTGCCAATACCATCATTTACTGCATCCTCATAGAAGGGAAAACAGTAATTAAATCCACGGTTTTCTGCAATTCCTCGAAGAGATGCATACTGAAACATTTGATTTCCCAAACGTCCCAGTCTTCCCAAATAATTAAATCCAATCATACTGAATGCCAGGCAGGAATATATGGAGTCTGTGTACTGCAATCTTCATCATGAAGAATAATCTTTTGCTTGTTGAGTTGAGAGTTAATCCACTCATAATTTTTACGAATTCCGTCTTCAAGAGTTTGAGAATAATCCCAACCAAGTTTTTCGCGGATCAAATCGTTATTGGAATTGCGTCCACGAACGCCAAGAGGAGCATTAAGATTATGAACTTTTCGAACAATCTTACCAGAAACTCTTGCAGTAATTTCTACAAGTTGATTAATAGTAACCATTTCCTCAGATCCAATATTTACAGGACCAGTAAAATCGGAATCCATCAAACGACGAGTTGCTTCAATACATTCATCAATATAAAGGAATGAACGAGTTTGCTCTCCATCACCCCACACTTCAATAGATCCACCAAGCTCAGGAAGAACTGCTACTTTACGGCAGATTGCAGCTGGTGCTTTTTCACGTCCACCGTCCCAGGTTCCCTCTGGACCGAAAATATTGTGGTAACGAGCAACCCTAACTGGAATGTTAAAATTGCGATGATAGGCAAGATACAATCTTTCTGAAAAAAGTTTTTCCCATCCATACTCGGAATCTGGTGCTGCGGGATATGCTGATTCTTCACAACAATCTGGATTATTAGGATCAAGTTGATTATACTCTGGATACATGCAAGCAGATCCAGAATAAAAAATCTTAGTTTTGTTTACACCTTTCAATTCATTAAGTTGCTTTTGTTCTTCCAGAACATTAAGATTAATGATTGCAGAATTGTGCATGATTTCTGCATCATTATCCCCAGTGAATACAAATCCTGCACCACCCATATCAGCAGCAAACTGATAGATCTCATCAAAAGGTTCTAGAAATTTATCAACGATTGAACGATAGTAGTTACCAGAATGACCTGCAAATCGAATGCAGCGACGAACTACATCAGAACATCTCAGATCACCACGAATAAACTCATGCGCTTCTGTTTTAGAAAACTCTGGATATTTTAGATCTACACCACGAACCCAATAACCTTCTGCTCGCAGTCTTTTTACCATATGACTTCCAATAAAGCCACCAGCACCAAGAACAAGTGCTGTCTTCTTATAATCGCCCATAAAATGATATTAACTCTTACTATCTAGTATAAGTCATTTGCAGATAGATTGCAACCCAAACAACAGATCAATATCTTGTTTAAATCCAAGAGAGATCAGTTTATCTGCATTTAGCGCAAAGTTTTTTGACTGAACCAACTGATTAAACTTTGGTGTTTCGATTGAGAAGATATCGCTTCTGCTTCCAATAAATTGTTTTACCATCTGAATGATTTCTCGAAATGGAAGTGCTACTCCACTTGCGATATTATAAATCGAATTTAATTCTCCTTTTTGAATCACCAAATTGATAGCACGACAAACATCAGTAACGTGCATATAATCTCTCAGTTCATCTCCATTATTATAAAGAGTAATTGGTTCATGATTTTTCAGCAATTCAACCAAAAATCCCAAAACATTTTTTCTCGGAGATATTGTTTTATCATTTCCATAAACATTAGCAATTCTTAGAATACGATATTTGACATCATACACACTACAATAAGAGATTAATAGTTGTTCAGCTGCTCTTTTTGTAATTGAATAAAATCCCCTTGGATCGCAGGGATCATCTTCTTTTGCGTATAAAATATCTGGACCATAAACAAATCCAGTGCTGATATAGTTAAAAATCAAATCTTTGGATTTACAATATTCTAAGGTTTCCATCAAAACATTGAGATTAGTTCTGACATCTAATGTAAGATCATTTAAAACATTATAATTTGAAGTAGTACTAATCAAATAAAGAACTTGATTGGATTCTGGGTTTCTTTGCTCTCTTGGAATTTTAATTACATCATCGGGAAACAAATCACAAAAGGTTCCTCCAATAAATCCAGTAGATCCATAAACAGATACTTTACTCATATTTGTCGCATTCAAAAAATATTGTTCCGTTCATATCCTTATCAGAAAGAATTGGGGTATCTACTCCCCAGTCAATAACTAAACTAATATCATTCCACAACAAAGTTCTTTCGTGCTCTGGATAATAATAATCAGTGACTTTATACAAAACTTCTGCTTCATCAGATAAAACAGAAAATCCATGAGCAAACCCAGGTGGAATCCACAATTGAGATGATCCTGGGAATAAATGAAACCCAGTCCAATGTCCAAACGTTTTTGAACTTTGGCGAAGATCTACAATCACATCATATATTTCCCCACGTACACATCGTACAAGTTTACCCTGAGGTCTTTCAATTTGATAATGTAAACCACGTATTACATTTTTCTTAGAAATTGAATGGCAATCTTGCACAAATTCGTATGGACCAATGATCTTTTGAAAATTTTTCAGATTAAAAGTCTCTGTAAAACAACCTCTAAAATCTTTGTAAACTTCGTTTGTAATGATATATGCACCGTTCAACTTAGTTCCGATTGCATTGATACCACTCAATTGTTTTTTGTAATCCGTAGTTAATGTCATACTACTCATTTTTCAAAGAATATTTTTCTAGAAGTTTGGGAGAATGAGGATAGGGTTCAACTATATTCTGTCCATTTTTTTCTCTCTTTTCTTTTTCCAAAGTATAAACTCTATTTCTAAGTTCGGTCGAAGAATATTGATGTCTTCTCAAATGGTAATATAACTCAATACCATGATCAATGCAATATTGTTTTCCAGTAAAATCTTTGTCTTTATATTCCTCACTCAAAAATCTAATATGTATTGTCTGCGTTTTAATTAAGTTTAGAAGATCTGCCTCTGTTTCATATACAAGAATTTCATCTACGTATCTGCATCCTTGTAGCTGAACATATCTTTCATACACGGATTGAATTGGTTTATTTTTTATTCCTGGACGATCAATAGTTGGATCTACTTGAAGTGCAACTTTTAAATAATCACACATCTCCTTTTCAATTTTAAACATGGTCACATGCCCAGCGTGAAACAGATCACAAGAACTACAATTGAATCCTATTTTCATATGAATGTATTTTTTTCAATTATACAAAAAAGATGAGTTTATGCAACCCATCTAAAATAATTCAGGCTCGCCACTTGCCCTTTGACCAGAGGCAAGAAACTGGGCGGGAGCTATCCCATCCGCACCAGCAATCCTTTATGGAGAGATTGCAAACTCTCAGGGGGGTTTCCCGACCAGGGTTTTTTAAGACTCTCCATGTCTATGTTGGGTCATTGACTCCACCACTTACTTTTTAAATGGAAATAAGAAACCATAATGTCAGAAGTCTTTTGGCAGTGCTCCTGGCATTACTCTACGCAAAGAATCGATGAGTGCTTCCAATCTTGCTTCAAGAACAGCAACTTTTTTAGAATCTCCGTTACTTTCACAAGGAGTATGAGATCTTTCTTCTAGTGCTTGAAGTCTTTCTTCAACTTGTTTGTCATATGCTGACATATATGGTTGAGAGGATGGTTCGGAAGATGTTTCAGAGGAAACTTTTCTAGTTGTCATGATTATCAAATGTAACTGTCATAATATTTATGAATTAGTCCCATTTACGATAAGCGCCAGGATTATCGGGGTCCAACCATTTAGTGTATTCAAAGTCTTCCATGGCAAGACTAAATTGCATACCATTGTCACAAAGATACATGTCTTTGTAACGACCCGAAAATGAATTCATTTTTTGAATTCGATAATCAGGAAAACCATTTTCCAAACCTCCACATTCAACGTAGCGATAGGGAAAACGATCAAGAAGAACTTTCATCAGGCAACCTCAACAGTTTCAAGATCAGCGGCGATGGTTTCCATCAAAATCTCATAATCATCCAGAGGATCACCAGAGAATACTACACCCTCATTCTCATAGTACCGACGAACCTTTTTGAAAAGTTTTGGATTCTTTACATCAAGGTAGAAATCGCCGTTTGCTGCACCACGCAGAGTTTGAACGTCTTTCTTGAATTTTGCTGTGAGAGTCATTGTTTTGAATGTTGACCTTAGTATTATAAGGGTTTGACTTGTAGAAGTCAAGTACGAGTGCCTGGATTCGAACCAGGTCAAAGCCGCTAATCTGGCGGAAAAGGTTTATAAGACCTCTCTGACTACCAAGTCTCACTCGCATAAAGACCAGATCTATAATAACGGACCCGGAATGCTTGGTCAAGAACCTTCTTCATGATCAGTGTGAATGCGTATTATATCCTCACTCACACCACACTCTTCAAATACTTTTACTACTTCATTGTAAGGAACTATCACTGCGTTTATTTTTCCATCCATTATAATAAATGATTCGCCATTCTCAACTCTTTCTATCAGAGTATCGAAATCTTTTTGAAACTCTTCAACTGTAAATTTTTGAAGTTCGTTAATTTCTTGATTCATTTTTTATAAAGTGATTTTTATTATCGGGGCGACAGGGATTGAACCTGTGACATCTGGTTCCCAAAACCAGCATTCTACCGCTGAACTACGCCCCGTGGCGGAAGGGGTAGGATTCGAACCCACGGATGCTTGCACATCGCTGGTTTTCAAGACCAGAGCCATCAACCACTCGACCACCCCTCCAATTAGTAATTACTCTCTTAGATAAGATCTAAGCATCCAAACAAACTTACCATGTGTTTCCATTAAATCTTGGAGCAAATTGGCAGTTGCGTATTGCTTTTGATTTTCTGATTCTTCAACAGCTTTTGTGAATAGATCAATTACTTTTTTATTATCTAAAAGCAATTGAGAAACCATGGATTTGTCACTTGGATTTGGTAAAGCATCTGAAATTTCAGAGGTTTGAACTACCTTGCTTAGAGGAGCAATTGCTATTACTCTAAGATATCTCATGTGTTCTGTCAAGCGATCTATTTCGCCTTGCATGGTTGTATACTGTTCACCAAATGCCTCATGAAGTTGAAAAAAATCTTTACTGGTAACATTCCAGTGATATGCCCAAGTCTTTTGCATCAAACAAAACAAACTTGTTTGTGCTTTATGAAGTGCCTGATATAAATCATTCATTGTTTTATTTCTTTAATACTTTTTGAAATATTTATATCTTAGTTTTCATTGCAGCAAAAGATTTTCTGGGCACTTTGTATTGGAATTCATCTTTTAAATTATAAACTAATTCATAATTTTCAGTCAGAATATAATATCCAGTGAGATCATTCCCATCATCTAACCACCCGTAACTGATAACTTTTTCATTCACGTCTCTAAGGTCTAATTTTTTGTCAGTGTTCAGATAGTGATTAAACTTTTGGTGCAGATTGATCATCGTTCCTCGAAATCAAGTTTACGGACACGGCGCTTTCGCCTTTCTTCTTGGTATTTTAAGTCATCATTCGATAACATTGGTTGTTTCTTCATACTTTTTTCATAATTAAGCAAAACAACGCAAGATAAATCGACTGCGGAAATTTTATTTCCCACAATCGATGTCATCATTGGACACCCACAGCACTTAATTTTTGTTGGATGTGACTCCAATTCTTTATTGCAATTTTTACATCTAATCTTTAACATTTTACTTACCAATTAATTTTCAAAATTTACCTTCTACACAATAATCTGATTTCTTATTTGGATTATAGGGTTGTAATCCTTCTTGTGGTTTCATAAATTCACAACCAATCAACCATTCCATTGTCATTGGTGTTGGACGGATTTGTTCCCATAGTGGCCCTTTTGCACACATTTCCAAATGTTTAACTGTTTGGTTTGATTGTTCTTCCGCCCAGTTCGCATCTGCCTCCCAGAGCACGGCACGGGACATTCCCATGCTCTCATAAGCAAGCTTAGTATTCTTCATCACCCAGGCAGGGATCTCACTATCTTGATGGACCTGTGCCATGAACGCGGTTTTGATACCACCGCCCATACAATCCTGAACGACGTGCCATCCTTCGTGTCTTAGAGTGCCAAGAAACTCTCTTGGATCTTTGAGCAAACTTTCATTTATAAACAATCGATTATACATTGGTTTATAAATGCCGACTGTTCTTGGAGTAAAATATCTTGATGGTGCAACATAAATTCCAACTTCAAGTTTACTGAGAGCAGACACAATCTTACTAATTTCTTCTCTAAAAAGATCAAAGTCTTTACTTGCAAGAATACTTGATTCTGACGTTAAAGATTCAACTCCTTCTGTACATTCTCTTAAAATCATGCATCCCATTGCTGCCAAACTATATGGTGACACCGTTGGTTGTTTTGATTCCAATGAAGAAGCACTCACTGGAAGAGTCAAAAGAGAAATGAAAAATGCTGACAAAAACTTTTTCATTGTCTTTAATTGTAGTGGGAAATACTGGATTCGAACCAGTGACTTATTGCTTGTAAGGCAACCACTCTACCGCTGAGTTAATCTCCCATAAGCGGGTGACCGGAATCGAACCGACGACATCTAACTTGGAAGGATAGCGTTCTACCGCTGAACTACACCCGCAAGAAATTAACTATTTTTGTTTAGAGTAGAAAGAGTTTGAACTCTTTTTTGTTTACAATTCTCATAGTATTTAACATCATTTTCTAATACTTCAATAAGTTCGTTAACAAATTTTTCGGAATTCACTTCTGAATCATCAAAATAATCATTAATACAATCTGCTAAACGTTCTTTTCTTTGTTCATCATATTTAGTTTTTAAGTTGTCAGTAATCATGTGATCAAAAGTATTCATTGTTTGGTTTATGATAATGAAAATCTAAAAGTGCTTTTTTTGCTTCGGCAGTAATTTCCCACTCTACAATAGTCTTTTCATCTTTAAGAGTAATAGAATGTTTTCCCAGCGAATAAATATCACTTATTTTTTTACGAGGAACAATAATTGTTTCGAGACTATCACTCATACTTTTGACTTATGAACTTAGAAATATTATACTAGAAGAGACTTTGTTTGTCAAGTTTTACATAATCTTGAAGGATTCCGTATCTAAAATGAATTCGCAGTCTAGGCCAATCTTCCCATTTACCTGACCATTCAGCAGGGTAGATTTCAATGTATTTGGTTAGATAACATGGTTGGTATTTACCATGCTCACCAGTAGGAATCCACTCATAGTTTAGGAATCTTGACTTTTCATTGTATCGGTCATCATCCTCTTTGATTTCTTCAAAGGTATGTGTGCCATGATAAGTTGGATACCACAATTGACCAGCTGGGTCTAACCAGTAGTCAGTCATGGTGCCCCCAATACCATCCTCAATGTCCTTAGTTTGGCACACTACATTAGTGAATTGCTCACCCAAATCGTAAGAGCTTCTTAAATAGTCAAACATGCCCATTATTCTTTAACGTACAATTTTACGTCTTTATTTTTCTTATTAATTTTATATCTTTGAAGATATTTATTGAGATCCCATTCACTTTGAAACCAACAAACTTTTGGTTCTTTGCCATCAACATGTTCTAATCGATAAGGAAAAGTTTCGTGGGGAAAAAGATCTTTTTCAGTAAGTTGTTTTCGTTTTGCCATGATAAAGTAATAGACAACTGGGGCGGCGGGATTCGAACCTGCAACCGAGCGGTTAACAGCCGCTAGCTCTGCCGTTGAGCTACACCCCATTATAGTTTGGAGCATAATACTCCAACGACTCAGGCTGGACTCGAACCAGCGACCGACTGCTTAGAAGGCAGTTGCTCTATCCAACTGAGCCACTGAGTCATAAGACAATCATAGCAAGTGCCGCTCAGGTTGTCAATGGGAAATCCTGGACTCGAACCAGGCACCTCACGATTATCAGTCGTGCGCTCTAACCAACTGAGCTAATCTCCCAAGCGGAGGATGTTGGATTCGAACCAACGGAGGTGTTACCCTCACGGTTTAGCAAACCGCTGCATTAACCGCTCTGCCAATCCTCCCCGAATAGATACTCAGTATATCAGTCCTTGGGGCAGTCATCAATCCAGACAGCACAAATTCTCATTTCTCCACCCAGCAGTCTCTGTGCCTCACTGCCGTCTGGTGGTTTCTCAACATATCTAGGTTTCTTTATGGACTCGTTGATAATGCGATCATATTCAGGTGTAACCTCATCAATCGCACGATCAACATCACGTTTGATTCTGCGTTCTAACTTCGCAGGATCTTTAATAACAAACTCGTTAAGAATAGTTTGTGGGAAATATTTTCTTTGAATCTCATCCAATAAGTCCCAAAGTCCATCTTCGGATGCTCCTGTGCATTGTGAGAGTGCTGCTATAAGAGAGGATAATATGATTCCGATTATAGCGTATTGTTTTATATCTGGTTTTTGTTTTCCAAATTTGAACATAAGAAAGGGGAGTTGCAGCACTCCCCCTATTTATTAAATTATTCTAATTCTTTTAGAAGTATCTATTCCTCTTGCTTTTTGATATTGAGTAAGATTTCCTGGATTAGTAATAAACCCTGTTTCCAAACATTTCCATTTCTGTTGATTTGTTTTTATAGCACCTCTTTTACCAAGATTAGATTGTAATGAGGAATTCCAAAAACCTGCACTATTTTCTTTGTTTAATTTTGCTGCCTTTATTCCTGCGTTTTTAGCAAGAACACTTTGCCCCGTTTCATTTTTATCTTGATTTAATTTTATCATATTATTACTCAATATTTTTCTAATATCTTCATTTAAGTTAGAAGAACCTTCACCGCCATCAGTTTTGTTCACCAATATTCCAGTGTTCAAATCCTTTCTACCAAATACAGAAATCATATAAATTTCGTGTTTGAATGCTTCTTCTTCTGTTAAATTTTTCTTCAACACTAAAATTTTATTTTTATCTTTTGGTGGTTTTACGCCAACTCTATTTTTTCTATATGCTCTTACACCCTTACCTTTACCAATATAGTAAGGTGTCCCATCCTCACGCAAATATGCATAAGTATAATAAATGTTAGTCATAGTTCTACTCTAACTTGTGTGGTATTACTATTTATACAAGAAAAGGGGCATCTTGCGACACCCCAAATCTAACCTGAAAAGTTACCACACAAGTCAGGTAAAGTTATTTAGACATCAGCAGGGACTAATCGTTTAGCATAGTCATAAGCATATTGTGTTCTTGCTCCATGGTGTCCCCACGCAATCCATTCGTAGGCATAATTCATATACCTATCAATAGATTTTCCAGAAACTCTCATTCTGTTTTCAATACTCTTCCATTGTGGTTCAGTAGTAATATACCGAAGTTGAGTATCAGCAGTAGAAGGATTACCTCCTATTTTTTTAGCAAAAGCACCCAGTCCATAATAACGAGAAGCAGAAGTAAATTGAATTAATCCATAACCACCCCAACAGGAGTGATATGATCTGATGCTACCACCCTCACAAATGTTAGGAACAAAAGTTGATTCCTGACGAATATTGCCCATGATGGTAGCAAGGGCGTTTCTGTCTTTAATACCACGATCCTGGAAGTATGCCAGGGTAGCATTCTCATGTTCATTACACCCTTTACAAATTAGCCTTTTCTCTTTTGGCTTTTCAGGCGGAGCAACCTCCTTGGTCGCTGTCAGTGTTTCAAACTCCTTAATAATTGAGAAGGGCGCTGGGGGTGCCGTCAGAGGAGGAAACATGGGCAGTGTTGCCACGTTGGTTGTAACCGTTGCCAGAAGAGGCAGGGCTACAGTAAAGAATTGTTGCATTAACTCCGATTGAACTCTACATCCGTATAGGAAAAGCGCACTTCCCTCTTCTCAGAGGGCAGATCCCACGGCTCTAAATGTCACATCAATGACTCATTACGAGAAAACCCACCATTAAAGTGGGTCTATACATAATATCCAATATTTAGGATTTTGTCAAGCTCTCGTTCAAATGAGTCTATTTGAAGACATATTTGATTCCCATTCCAAAACGTCCATTCGAAAAATCATCAGCAGCAGTAATATATTCACCGAAAATCTTTACATCTCTACCACCAGTCTCTCCACCCAATATCACAATCGGATTATTCATTTTAGTTTTCTTACTATCCCATTCAGGATGATGCACAGAGACTCCCGCATAAAGATTAGAACTTTTATCTACTGGTAAAAGAAACTTAACACCAGCGTGATTAAATCCAAGAGCATCATCTTTTTCTGGAACACTACTTTGATGTTCTGCAAATAGACGAATATTTTTATGCACATCATATTGAACTCCAAAAACACCTATCGGTTCTTGAAGATTGATTTGTTTTTTTGTAGTTTTACGATTTTCACTTCCTTTCCACATAGGGTCTGCTGGATTTGGACTTCCAGTAAACCCTATGTAAGATTGTAAGGGAGTCAATATTCCTATCAGCGGAGTAATCAGAGTGATAGCAACCGTTGCAGGAGTAATACCAATTTCCATAAATCAGAAGATCAAGAATCTGTTATGATTACCACTATTTACGCCCCTGTACGAGGTT